AATGGCAAACGAAAGCACAAGTTCTACACTCTCGGAATTATATACTGAGATCGTAGCAGAAGCATTGTTCGTAGCAAGTGAGAAATCAATTATGAGACCACTTGTAAAAAACTATGCAATATCAGGTGGTGGAAAGTCAGTTGAAGTACCGATCTATGCAGCAGTAAGTGCAGCAGCAGTTTCAGAAGCAACTGATTTATCTAACACAGCAATTAACCCATCTTCTGTAACTATCACAGCATCAGAAAATGGAATTATGACAACTCTAACTGACCTAGCAAGAAACTCTGCACCAAGAAATGTTGCAGCAGATATTGGTAGACTTTTTGGAGAGTCAATTGCAAAAAAAATAGACACAGACCTAACAGCATTATTTGATGGCTTTAGTACAGCAGTGGGTGCAGCAGATGCTGCATTAACTTCTGCGTTAGTATTTCAAGCAATTGCAAATGTAAGAAATGCTGGAGTCTCTATGGATGGTGTCTCAACTGTAATTCATCCAATGGTAGCTTATGACTTAAAAGCTAATTTGACTAACACTTTTGCAAACGCAAATGGAAACGATGTATCAAATGAAGCATTAAGAAATGGCTTTGTTGGTAGATTAGGTGGAGTTCCAATCTATGAAACAACAAACATCGCAAACACAGGAACTGGTGGAGACTACAAACAAGGTGTATTCCACAGAGATGCATTAGCACTAGCTATGATGCAAGACCTGAAAATTGAAACTCAAAGAGATGCGAGTTTAAGAGCTGATGAGATTGTTGCAACAGCAGTATATGGTGTCGGAGAACTTAACGATACTTATGGTGTTGAGGTACATTCTGATTCATCTATTCAATAATAATTGAATACTTTGTGAGGGTGGGAGACTGCCCTCACATACAAAATAGGAGAATTTATGGACATAAAATTAACAAATGGCAAAAAGACAATAACAAGACCAAATGAACAATATGAAGCTAATTTAACTCATTTTAAAATGAGAGGTTATGCTCCTGTTGGAGAAGTAAAAAAAGAAATTAAAAAAACTAAAATAAGTGATATTGTAGACAAAGTAGTACAATTAAAACCTAAAAAAAAAACGAGGAAAAAGAAATGAAAAATATAGATAAATATTGGAAATTAGCAAAAGCTAATCCTAAAGTTTCTGCTGGTGTGGTTGTTGCAGTTATTATACTAATTTGGGTATTATAAAATGGCTAATTATACTGGAGCAGATGTTATAACAACATCAGATGTTTTAAAATATCAACCTGATGCATTTGATTTTGGTATTTCAACAACAGCAACTGAAACAACAAATTTTTTAGCACAAACCACAAACGATATATTAAGAGAATTAAGAATAAGGTGGTGGCCAGTATATAAAACAAATGTTTTCACAGATATAACAGTTTTAAACACTGCTGAAATGGTTAACACTAAAGTAAATTTAGATCAATTTGAAAGAGCTGGTGTTTATTTATTTTTATCAAGATTTTATTTACCAGCATTAACTAAATTTAGACCTGAAGCTGATAAAGATAGGTTTGAGAGAATGATTGAATATTATAATGCAGAATATAATAAAGAAATGCAATCAATTTTAGAAGATGGTGTTGAATACGATACTGACGCAAACCAAACAATAGCAGTGAATGAAAGAGAGCCTTTGCATGGCTACAGAAGATTAACTAGATAATGTTAGCTGGAAGAGTCACATCTAATCTGCCAATCGTAAGCAAACGATTTAATAAATTTTTTAAAAGGTTTCCTAATATTGTAACCAAAGGTTTAGAACAAGCTGGTGTGCAATTAAAAGAAATAATTATCACAAGAACTGACAGAGGTTTAGATTTTAACAAAAGAAAATTTGTTCCTTATAGTCCACAATATGCTGAAGAAAAAGGTAAGACAGTTGTAAATCTACAAGATACAAATAGAATGCTACAATCCATAGACTCAAAAATAAGAAGTAAAAATAAAGCACAAGTGTTTTTTAGAAGTCAATCAGAGGCTAAAAAAGCATTATGGCATAATCAAGGCGAGGGCAAACTTCCTGTTAGAAAGTTCTTTGCTTATAATTTAAAAACAGAAAAATTAATAAAAAGAACATTTGAACAATTTATGAAAAAAGAAATTAGAAGGATGAAGATATGAGTATAAGAGAAGATATAGCAAGTCATATTACTACCACAATTACTAATATATCTAGTCCAGCAGTTAGAAAGGTAACAAGACAACCTTTTAATTTAGAGGAATTAGCACAATCACAATATCCAGCAGTTTTAGTACAAACACAAGAAGAAACTAAAGAAGATTCTGAATTAGGAAGTGGTGCAAAAACAAGAATAAATAATTTAGAATTTTTAATAACAGGATATGTTAAGGGTGGAGAAGATAATATTGACACTGCAAGAAATAATTTAGCAAGTGCCATTGAAACTGCTCTCGAAACTGATATAACTCGAAATAACAAAGCATTAGATACAGAGGTTATATCTTTAGAAACTGATGCTGGTACACTCTTTCCATATGGTGCTATCAGTATGGTAGTTAGAGTGATTTATGAACACGATAGTGCAACCCCATAGGATAAAAAATGGCTGATAAAAATTTAGATAAAATTGACAAAAAATTAGATAAAATTGAAGAGTTGATCCAAGATGTTAGAGAACTTGTTGATAATCACAGAGAATACGATGAGGATAATGTTGTTGATGAAGAAGAAGATAATGATTGGGAAGATGATGAAGATATTGACGAGGACAACGATTAATAGTAAAAGGATTTATGGCTAAAGATATTAAAGTTATAAAAGGCAACGAAGAGATTATAATTAATGAAACTCAACTTGTAAATTTTGAGGAACTTGGTTATAAGCAAATTAACAAACAAGATAAACCAAAAAAAGAGAAGGATAACAAATGGCAACCCATCACGGAAAAGAAGGTGTAGTAAAAGCTGGTGGTACTGCAATAGCAGAACTAACAGGATTCAGTATTGAAACAACAGGAGATGTAGTTGAGGATACAGAATTAGGAGATGCAACAAAATCATTTCTAGCTGGAAGAACTTCATTTAGTGGCTCGTTAGATATGAACTACGATGAAACAGATTCTCCACAACAAACCTTGACTGTTGGAAGCACGATTGCTTTTATCTTATTACCTGAAGGTGCAACATCAGGAGATGAAAGTTTTACAGGCTCTGGCATAATCACAGGAATGTCGGTTACGAATGGAATGGATGCAGTAATTACTAGATCAGTTACATTTCAGGGAACAGGAGCATTAACTAGAGGTACTGTCTAATAAGACTTTATGAAGTTAATAGACTCTGCAAAATCACATTTTGAGTCTTTAGGTGTTCAACACATAGAGATTGATGAATGGAAAGACGAGGCTGGAAACCCTAGTGTTGTTTATTGGAATCCTATAACCCTATCTGAAAAGAATAAACTTTTTAAAAAGTCAGATAATTTAAACGATGTAAGTATACTTGCTGATATTCTAGTTATGAAAGCACTAGATAAAGATGGCAACAAGCTATTTACATTAGAAGATAAATTAGCTTTAATGCATAAAGTTGACTCTGATGTCCTTTCACGCATAGCCACTGAAATGGTCAAAGCTATCAATCCTGAAGAAGTAAAAAAAAACTAAAATCCGATCCTGAATTAAAGAATTGTTTTATTGTAGCTGATAGGTTAAAAATATCCTTGCAAGAAGTTTTACAAATGGAATTATGGGAGTATAATCATTGGTTAGGCTATCTTTTAATAGAACAAGAAGAACAACAACAAGCTATGAACAAATCAAGGCATAGATAATGGCACAGAATTTAGTACTTAATATATTAGCACGAGATAAAACAAGACAAGCATTCAATGGTATTAGAGCTGGTTTAACAAATTTAAAAGCATCTATATTTTCAGTTCAATCAGCATTATTAGGAATTGGTGGTGGTTTAGTTGTTAGATCATTTATTAATGTTGGTAGAGAAGTTGAAGAGCTTGGAATTAGATTTAATTTTTTATTTGGTAATGTTGAAGAAGGTCAAAAGGCTTTTAAAGGTTTAATTGATTTTGCTGGTAAAGTTCCTTTCTCACTTGAGGAGATTGCATCTGCATCAGGAAATTTAGCAGTTGTAACTAAAACAGCAGACGAGATGCAAAAAGTTTTAAAGATCACTGGTAATGTCGCAGCAGTAACAGGATTAGATTTTAGAACTACAGCTGAACAAATACAAAGATCATTCTCATCAGGTATTGGTAGTGCAGATTTATTTAGAGAAAGAGGTGTTAGAGCCTTACTAGGATTTAAAGCTGGTATGACAGTAACTACCGAAGAAACAATAGAAAGGTTTGAAGAATTGTTTGGAGAGAATGGTAGATTTTCTAAAGCAACAGAAGTTTTAGCAACAACATTTACAGGAACATTGTCAATGCTTGGAGATAAACTATTTAAGTTTAAATTAGAAACAAATGAAGCTGGTTTTTTTGATTTTGTTAAAAATGCGTTAGTTGTTATTAACAGGATGATTGAAGAAAACGCAAAAGCCTTAAGTAATTTTTCAACAGCAGTAGGTCAAGGAATGGTCAATTTTATAAAACAATTTATTTTAGGAATGGCTGGACTTATGGATATTGTAGCACCTTTGTTTAGAGTTATTAATAATGGTCTTGCTGGACTAATAGAAATTGTCAGAGCCTTGCCTCCAGCTATTCGAGAGATGGGTATTATAGGTTTCTTAATGCTTGGTAGAACAGGAAAAATAGCAGTTGTTGGTATTTTAGCTTTATTAAAACAATTAGGTGTCGATTTAGATGAACTGACAAATAAAATATTTGGATCAGGGGAAGAAAAATCAATGGGAAGAATGTTTGAAAAAGCAAACGAATTTATTAAAAAAATTGATGAAAATATTATTGCATCTAAAAAGTCTATGGAAGAGTTAATGAAAAATGCAACTAATTTTACAGAAGAAACAGAAAAAGCTGGTGTTAATCTTCAAAAAATAAAAGAGAATATATTAGAAGCATTTAAAAAAGACTTTGAATCTATAAACACTACAATAGGTAAAATGGCTCAAAGTGGTATTAAAGCATTTTCAAGATCATTAGCAGAAGCAGTTGTTCTTGGTAAAGATTTAAATATGTCTATGAAAGAGTTAGCTCAAAAATTATTAGTTGATTTATTAGCATTCACTATACAAATAGTATTACAAGAAGCTATAAGATTTGCTTTGGCTGGTAAAATATTTAAAGAAAAAGAAAAAGAAAAAAACACAGCAAGAGAGTTAGGAATTTTAAACAGCATAGATAATGCTTTGCATATGTCAAAATTACAAACATTAAAAGCACAAACAAAAGAAATGGAAAAACAAAAAAAAATACAAGGTGCAACAATGTTAATGTCAGGAAACCCTTTAGGATTTTTAGGTTTTATGGCAAAAGGTGGTGCAGTATCTAAAGGAGAGCCTACTGTTGTTGGCGAGAGAGGTGCAGAGTTATTTATACCTAACAGTTCAGGTCAGATCACACAGAATGCTAGAGGCACAGGAGGAAAATCAGCAGTTGTTAATTTTAATATAAACACAATAGACTCAAGAGGATTTGATGAAGCCTTACAAGAAAACAGAGGAACAATAACTGCAATAATAAATAGTGCCTTAACTGAAAAAGGTAGAGGAGAGTTAATTTAATGGCTGGTGCTTTTCCAATATCAACTGCAAAATTTGAAACAATGGGTATACGATCTATTCAAAACACTATTATATCAAAATCAATAAGTGGAAAAAAATTAGCAAGAACAGTTGACAATCAAAGATTTGGTTTTACTGCAAGAGTTATTACAGGAAAAAGATCAGATATATATGGAAGTCTTATGGCTTTTATAATGAAGCAAAGATCAGGAAAGGAAAATTTTACAATTATTCCACCTGATGTTCAAAGCACTAAAGGGACAGAAAATGGCACTGTAAGGGTCAATGGAAGCCACACAGCTGGGGACACAACGATTGCTATGGATGGATTCGCTGGAGATGGTGCTGGAAGATTTAAGGCTGGGGATTTGATAACATTTGCTGGGCAAACTAAAGTTTATATGGTTGTTGAGGATGTGACCTCCTCTTCTAACGCATCTACAGTTACGATTGAGCCACCTCTTATTTCAAATGTTTCTGACGATGCAATAGTCACTTATAACAATATAAATTTCACAGTTCACTTAACAAATGATGTTCAAGAATTTGGTGCAGTGGGAAGTAATAAAGATGGAGATGTATTATATCAATTTGAATTTGATGTAGAAGAATCTTTATAATGGCTAAATATCTTATTAAGCATTGGGTAAATGCTGATTTTATTGTTGAGAAAGTTGTCGATGAATCAGAAATAGATACTGTTAAAAACGATTTAAAACAGTATAAAACTCCTGATAGCAGTTTTAGTTTTGTTATGATAAAAGGAAGTGAGAAAATAAACAGAACAACATACGAGATATATGACGAGAGCCTTAACAACAGCAGTAAAGAACGAACTAGCGACAAATGAAATACGACCAATTCATTTATTAACTATTAATTTTAGCACCCCTGTAAACCTTACTGATAATAGCTTTAATCTAACTTCATCAATATCAGGCTCTAGCACAACATATACTGCCTCACCTTTTTTAGTTACTGTTCCATCATTCACAGAAGAAACAGATATAACAAAAACAAGTTTAAATATTAATTTATCAGGTGCAGATCAAACCTTTATTTCAACTGCCTTAAATGAAAATATTGTTAATGATAGTGTGGTAATACATAGAGGATTATTAGACAGCTCAAACACAATAGTTGCTGATCCTATCTTATTATATGAAGGAACAATTGACACTTACACAATTAGTGAATCAGAAAACGAATCACATTTAACACTTACAGTGGTTTCTCATTGGGCAGATTTTGAAAAAAAATCAGGAAGAAAAACAAACAATGCATCTCAACAAAGATTTTTTAGTACAGATGTTGGTATGAATTACTCAAGTGAAACAGTATTAGATATTAAATGGGGTAGACAATGACAACTTTTGATGAAGTTATTAATTTATATTACTGCTTTAATAAATATAAAAAACAAACATATGAAGAGTTATATTATCATATTCTTCCATCTATAAATCATAATCAATATAAAATATTTAAAGATGAACAAGGAATATATGGTTTTGTTAATTGGGCATTTTTAAGTAAAGCTATTGAAGATAATTATAAAACAAATGCAATAATATATAAAAATGAATGGCAATCAGGTGCTAATCTTTGGTTGCACGATATTGTTATTAAAAGAAAACCTAAAGAAGTTATGTCTTGGGTTTATAATCATTTCAAATCTTTTTTAAAAACAAACCAATCAATTAATTGGTTAAGAATAGATAACCAAAACAATATATATAGAATATCAAAAAAATATAAAAGGGAGTTTCATCAGTAATGGGTGGTGCAGTAAAATCAGCAACAAAAGTAATTAAAAAAGCCACAAAGGTTTTTAGAGTATTTAATTTTCTACAAAATCCTTGGGTTGCTTTAGGTGTGTTTGC